CCAGTTAGCACAAATAAAGGTGCAAGAACGCTTGAAAAGAATGCTGATATGCAGCCTTTGGTCGATATCGATGAATTAGAAGATATTGAAGAATTGGAAAATCCAAAGTTTGAGAGAATTAAATATGACATTAAAAATCGAGCTGGTATTTTAGTTCTTTCAAATGATCTATTGAGTGATACGAGGGAAGCCCTCATGCAATTCTTAATCAATTGGTTGGGAAAAAAATCGGCTGTTACACGCAACGTGAACATCTTGAAAGTATTGAACAAATTAGACAAAAAAGCTGTTTCCACCACAGATGACATTAAAGACATCACTAATGTACAGCTTGATCCAGCTATTAATGAAACTTCGGTATTTGTTACAAACCAGTCAGGATTTAACTATCTTGATAAGTTAAAAGATAACCAAGGAAGATACCTTTTACAGCCAGATCCAACAAACAAAACAAAAAAACTATTATTTGAAAAAACTGTACATGTGATTTCAAATAAATATCTTCCAAATGGCGGTAAAACAAAACCAAAATATCCTCTGATTATTGGTGATTTGCGTGAAGCAGTAAAACTTTTCGACCGCCAACAGTACTCCATCCGATCAACTGATGTGGGTGGCAAAGCCTTCTACCGAAATTCAACAGATGTACGAGTTATCCAAAGAGATGATGTCGTGCTTTGGGATGATGAAGCTGTTGTATTTGCTGAATTTACTGGAATTGAAGTTATTGATGAAAAGCCACCTGAAACTGATGAAGACAAAGCTGTAGACGCTGGAAAATAAAAATTGAAAGGAATGGATTAATCATGGCTAAAGATTTTTTGAATGAAAGTAACGGAGTATACACATCTGCAGAGGAGGGCGCAGACGGTAAACCTATCACGCCAGTTTATTTAAAAGGAAACAGTGAAGAAAACCCTCTCTTCATTCAAGGTATGCAAGGTGAAAAGGGTCCAAAGGGGGATACTGGTCCTCAAGGTCCAAAAGGAGAAAAAGGTGATCCGGGAGAGCAGGGTCCAAAAGGTGATAAGGGTGATGCTGCAGTATTAGAGTCTGGCTCTATTAAAAATGAACATCTAAGTGATGGCTCAGTAAATTCACGGACGATCGGCAAAGACAGCGTTATGTGGGAAAATCTCAATTCTGCTGTAAAAGACTTGATCACCGAATTGCAAAATAGAGTCGAAGCTTTAGAAAACCCAAAATCTGAATAAAGGTGATGCCAAATGACTGAGGCAGAACAAAAAGAGCTTGAAAAAGCGAAAAAATACCTCCGCATTGATGGTGATGCGGAGGATGATTTGATTTTACATTTCATCGCTGCAGCAAAAGAGTACATCACGAATGCAACGGGTCTGAAATTTCCTAATAATTTAGCACGAGCAGAACTGGCCGTCATGTCTTTTGTGACTCACTGGTATGAGAATAGGCAAATATCCGGCACGACATCAAATCTTGACGGGGTGCTCACAACAATGGTCAATCAACTCAAATACTTGGTTGTGGACGGTGAAACAAATGCTTAATGACATGAGACACCGCATCCAGTTTCAGCAGAAAAAAGAAAAGACTCGTTTACCTGTTGATGGTGACAATGGATGGGAAACTATCATTGAGTGCTGGGCTAAAGCAGAGGGTCTAACAGGTGCTGAATATTATGCCGCAGCCGCCATTCAAAAAGAACATACAATCAAGTTCACCATTCGTCATCGTGAAGATATTGACGAACACATGAGACTCCTATTTAAAGGGAAAACTTACAAAATCGAGTCTATAACACCCAATTATTCAAGACTTCATTTCCTCACAATTAGAGCTAGAGTAAAGGCGGCGAAGTGATGTTTAATTTACAAATCGACGGCTTAGAGGAATTAGAAAACGCCATTGGCAACATGCAAAGAAAAGTAAGCAAAATGCATAAAGAAGCTCTGACAGCTGGCGCAACCGTGATAAAAGATGAACTTCACCCAAACACACCAAGGTCGGACAAAGCCCAAAAACACATGCAGGATGATCTTGATATTACCCGGCTTCGCACTGACGGTGACGGAGTGAAATATGTGGCTGTTGGTTGGCCGAAATCGAAGTCACGTAAGGATACAAAATGGAGAATTCACTTTCCTGAATTCGGCACCTTACATCAGCCTGCGCAAAAATTCTTTACGCGTACTGTAGATGCAAAATGGGACGAGGCTATTCGAAGAGTAGCAGATAAATATCGACAGGCGCTGAGCAAACTATGATCAATCAAAACTTAATAAGGCGTGCAGATACTTGCAAGAATGCCATTTTTGAAGCGTTGGAGAATGATCCAGCGCTTTTGTCTTTAATAGACGAAGGTGACATCTATGAGCTTGCAGTGCCAGAGGGTACAAAGTCGAGTCCACCGTATGTTGTGCTGCAAGAAATCAACTACAAACCGATCAAATGGGCTGATAACAGGCCCATTCAAGATAGCGCAACCTATCAAATAGATGTTTATCACAACGCCGATCCGCAACCCATCATGGCTGCAATCGGGGATGTGATGGAGCGTTTAGATTTTGCGCCAACTATACCTATCAATGACTTTTTAGAGAAAGAGAGATTGATCAGAAAAGGGTATCGTTTCGAAAAAAATATAATACTAGGAGGCTAACTATGGCTGAGTACAGTTCAGTAACTGGTTTGGAAAATGTTCAGTTTGCACCATTGCAAAAGAAAGGTAAATTCTTTGTGCCTACTGAAATTCTAAAGTATGAGTACGCAATCAATATGAAGGTGGAAACTGAGACATCAACCGAGAAGCAGTACGCAGATAACAAACTGGTCGATTTAGTGGTTTCAACTGGTTCTACAAAGCTAGAAATTGAAATGCGGGATCTTCCTATGGAAATTCTTGCGAAGCTGCTAGGAATTGAACAGGACAACAACGGGTTATACCTGTTCAAAAAGAACATTACCCCACCATGGGTCGCAATGACGTTTGAAGGTCCAAAAGCAAACGGGAAGTCTCGTCATGTTGGTTTAGTAAAAGGGCGTTTTTCTCTGCCGGGCGACGAGTGGAAGACAAAGGAAGATAAGACAGATTTCCAAACCATTAAACTGTCTGCGGAATTTGTTGATCGTGAGCAGGACGATCTTTTTAAAGTGGTCACAGATGAAGATGCTGAAAACTTTAATCTTGATGCTTTTTACAAATCAGTTTTTGGTGATGCATACAAAGATGACAAGACGGAAAACAGCAGCAGCGTTGATATTGGAAAAGGTGCTTAAGAGGGCTGAAAAGCTCTCTTTTTTAATTGGAAAATAAAAAATAAGGGGGAGTCACTATGACTCAAAAAAGAATCACTATCAAATTATGGTCTGATGCGGAACAAAAAGAAAAAACCTATGTAGCGCCACGCACAAGTGCTAAAACACTTCTAGATGCTTTGCGTTTGAATAAAAAGGCCGAGGATACCGCGGAGGACTTGGAAAAAAGCATCAAAGTATTAGAAGAACAGATTAAATTCATGGTTGATATTTTTGGAAAACAATTTACTTATGATGAATTTGCCGAAGGATTACAGTCATTTGAAATTTCTGCTGAAATCAGTCGCGTGTTGGCCGAAGTAGTTGGTTATAAAAAAATTGATGAAGAAGATCCTGATTTTTTGCAACCGACGGAGACTGGAGCTACGAGCGAGCAATAAACCAAATGCAGAATATTTATAAACAACTCCTAGAACAGGGATGGAGAATGAAAGAAATTGATGAAATGGATATTTATCATTTCTTAGAATTGAACGCTGAATCAAGCAAAACAAAAAAAGTTACGATTGATCAAATATTCTAAGTCTTGAAATCTTCGTCAGGAAAGCGGGGTGGTACATAAATGACTCAAGCAATCGGCAATATGGTCGCCAAAGTCAATCTGGATGACTCAGGTTTTAACAGAGGTATAACAGGTCTTCAAAGGCAAATGCGTCTTGCTAACTCAGAATTTAAAGCGGCTACTGAAATTTATAAGAATACTGGCAACAGGGCGAAAGAATTACAATCTAAAGTTGATGGACTTAACAATAAATATCGTATTCAAGGTAGAGTGGTGCAAGAGCACCGTAAACGTTATGAACAACTTGTCAGAGAAAAGGGCCGTGATGCGCGAGAAACACAAATACATGCCCGCAAACTGAATGACTCCATCGCTGTTCATCAAAAGCTAGAAAAAGAATTACGAGATGTATCCAAAGAATTTGAGCATTTGCAAAGCACCGGCAATAAAGCAGCTGGTGTTTTTTCTGTTTTTAAGAAGAACGCTGGGGAAGTATCAGAAGAGTTGCAATCTGTCTACTCTGCTGCGGGAATGGCAGGGAAGGGACTAACAGGTATCGGTGTAGCAGGCACCGTTGCAATTGGCGGCGCGGTTAAAGTGGCCGCAGACTTTGAAAAAGCTATGAGCCGCGTTGGTGCTGTGGCAAACGCCTCCTCTGATGAAATGGATCGTCTCACAGAAACGGCGCGTCATTTAGGGGCTACGACACAATTTACAGATGGTCAAGTAGCAGAAGGCATGCAATACCTTGCAATGGCTGGTTATAAGACAAATAACATTATCGGTGCCATGCCGGGCTTGCTTGCTACTGCGGCAGCAGGGCAAACAGATTTAGGTGTAACAGCAGATATTGTATCTGACATCCTCACAGAATTCCATATTGCTGCAGAAGATACAAACCGGGTTGCAGATGCAATGACCTACACTTTCACTAACTCGAATGCCACGCTTCAACAGATTGGTCAAAC